AGCTCAAATTTTTACTTAGAGAGTTAACAAAAAATGCCAGCAATTCAAGTAGCTAGAACGGATACCTTTGAGAATCAAAGGCAAAAAATTAACCAAATTAGCGATCAAATTTTTGCCATTGCTCAAGGTGGTAGCGATTTATCAACTGGTATTTTAAAACTAGGTGACGGTACAAAAGTTACTCCCTCACTAGCTTTTACCAATGACACCGACACAGGACTATACAGAGCTGGATCAAAAACAATTGGTATTATTTCAAATACCAAACTTCTTGCTACGTTTAATAATCAAAGTAATGAATTTTTTAATGATGTAAATTTCACTAAAAATGAATTATCTTCTGCATTTATTAATATCAATGATAGCGGTCAAAATTATGATGCAGGAACTTTTAGTAATGTTCCTGTTATTGGTGGATCTGGTATTGATGGTTCTCTTAATATTACAGTTGAAGCATTTACAGGAACGATTACTTCTGCTGGTGTAGATTATACAGCAGGATCGTTCTCTAGTATTTTTGTAACTGGAGGAAATGGAACTGACGCTCAATGTGGTTTCCAAGTTATTGGTATTGAAGGAGAAACTACAAACAAAGGTTCTTCATATTCTGATGGTCTTTATAATGATGTTCCGTTTACTGGTGGTAATGGAACAGGAGCAAAATTTTCTTGTTCAGTAAACGCTGGTGAGGTAGAAGGAGTCAACATTTCTGATAGTGGTACTGGATATAGAAATGGTGATGTTCTTTCAGCTAATAATGCAGATCTTGGAGGATCTGGTGCAGGATTCCAATTTACTGTTAGTAGTGATGTTGGTCAAATAGATCCAGCTACTTTCCAGTTTACTGACAAAGGAACTGGTTATCAAGTTGGAGATGTTTTAGGACTTCCAGTTGCTGTAACAGGAGTATCAACTACCTTAAGTGATGCTAGTGCTGATATTACAGTAACTCAAGCACAAGCAGACGGTATTAAAACAGGATTTGTTGTAACACAAACTGGCGGTACTGGTGTTCTTGTAGGGAGTGGTGGTGCTGGTGGTGGTAGTAATCCAACTGTATTCAATGTAACTGGAACAACAGTTACTTTATCTGCAACACCAGACACTGCTGGATCTGCTACTTTAGATTTTACACCTCCATACGGAACACCAACAACACCATTTTCTTTTACTATTAGTAAAGTTGGAGCAGTAGAAACTGTAGGTGTTGGTGATGGTGGTAGTGGTTATGCTACTGGTGATGTTCTTTCTGTATCTCCATTTAACTTAGTTACACCAATTGAGATTGACGTATCTGTAAATCCAGTGGATGTAATGACATTTTCTGGATCAGTTCCATCTTCTTTTATATCAGTAGGTGACCAAATTTATATTCCTGGCGGAGGGATTGAGACAACTCAGATTACAACACAAACAACTATTGCAAGTGAATCAAATGCTTCGTATACTAATTTATCTGCAACTGGTGGAAATGGATCTGGAGCAGTATTCTCAGTAGACAGAGGAATTAGTGGAGATGTTTCTACTGTAAATATTACAACTGCTGGTGGTGGATACAGTCAAGGAGATGTTCTTACGATTGCTGGTGCTGATGTTGGTGGAACAACTCCAACAGATAACATTGTATTTGAGGCACAATCTGTTAGTGCAGATGGAACTCCTGCAGAAGTTTATGAAGTTGTAACTTCTGGTGGAAATATTACTTTATTAGTTGCTGCTTCTGGTGGTAATTTTACCGACCAAAGTACTGCTGCCAAATTTGGAGTTCCTAACACAACAGTTTCACTTTCCACTTATGAGGGTATTAATAAATTCTTCCTTGATACTGGATCTGGAGCAACATACCATCCAGCTTTAACATTATATGCTGGTAACACATACAAATTTAATAACGGTAATGCTTCTCACCCATTTAGATTTTCAGAATTTAGAGATGGTATTCACAGTCCAAGTGTTGTTACTGGATTAACAACTACACTAGATGATACTAGCACTACAGTAACTCTTACAAGCACAACTGGAATTCTTCAAGGAATGAAAGTTGAGGGAACTGGTGGTGGAGGTAGCGGAGGAACTGTTGATACAGACACTTTCGTAGCATCAGTTGTAAATGCCACAACTATTACCTTGACAAAAGTTCCTAGTACATCAGGACCTGCAACTTTAGATTTTACTGGATATGCTTATACAGAGGGTGTTCAATATGAATCATCATATACACAAATTTTAGTTACAGAAACTACACCAACCCTCTATTATTATTGTGCAGTCCACCCTGATATGGGTGGCAGTGAAAATAATGAACCACAAGTAACTATTGATCCAAATAATCCAAAAGTTTTTGGATCTGGTTTTAGTGTTACTCTGACAGATGTTTTATCAACAACTGCAGCTGCAATTGATATTAGTGAAAGAAAAATTACAACAGAAGAGATTGATTCTACTAGTGGAGAAATTGATACACTAACTGTTCCAACACAATTAAATGCTAATTTAATTAGTGGATCAGTAGCTGCATTGAATACTATTAATTCAAATGCTGCATTTGCTATCAATTCAACTGGATATGATACCACTATCAATTCTGATAATTTAAAGGTAGGTAATTTATTCAATGTTGAATCAAATTCAGGAGATGTTCAGACTTCAGGTAATATAAAAACATTAGCAACATTGAATGTTAATGATAAGATTACTGTAACAGACAATACAATTACATCCACTGCAGGAAATAACATAGTTCTACAACCAGCTTCTGGAAGAGTTGCAAAAGTTGATGCTCTTTCTGCTCTAATCATTCCTGTTGGTGATACTGCAGGAAGACCTGGATCTGGTATTGTTGAAAATGGTGCAATTAGATTCAATACAGATAACAGTCAATATGAAGGATATAGTGCAGCAACTGGTTCTTGGTCTTCTCTTGGTGGTGTAAGAGATATTGATGGTAATACTTATATCTTAGCAGAACTTACTGCTGGTGCAAATGATAATACACTCTGGTTTTATAACGACAGTCAAAACACATTAAAGTTAACAGGAACAGAACTACAGTTTGTTGCAACAAAAACTATTTCTTCTCCTAAATTAGGTCTTCCACCTTACGATGTGTTTGCACAAAACACTCCAGTTGTAATAGGAAGTTATATTAAGTATAGAAACAATTTATATGAAGTAACATCTGCTGGTACAACTGGTGGTCAAGGAACAGAACCAACTCATACATCAGGTGTTGCTAATAGTGGCACTGCACAACTTACTTTCTCACAAGTAGCTGTTTCTGAATTAATATTCAATGAAGTAGATGAAGTAAGAATAGGACCTAATAAGGATTGTCCTTTAATTATTGGTCAAGAACTTAAACTACATGACAACAGAATTTCAACAACTGTTCAAGATTTACTTATTGAACCAAATGCAGGTAAACAAGTAATTATAAATTCTGTAACTCATCTTAGAATTCCTGCTGGTAATGATAATGAAAAAACTGTAGCTCCTCCTGGCGCTGGTTCTATTCGTTTCAACACTACAATCCAACAGTATGAAGGGTACAGTGGCACTAACTGGTCTTCTCTTGGTGGAGTTAGAGACGTTGATGGCAATACTTATATCATTCCAGAAACTGCTCCTGCAGCAAATGAAAATATTTTATACTTCTATAACAACAACGTCAACACAATTCAGTTGACAGAAACTGTTCTTGATTTCACAAATATTGATACTATTACAACTAGTGGTGGAACAAGTCTTGCTCTTGACACAGCAACTTTAACGTTAAACACTAATGACACTACTATTGATAACAGTGATGCTAATAGAACGTTTATCAGCACCACAAAGCAATACCTTGATTTAGGTCTTTCAAGTGGATTAAATACTGATCCTGTTCTTAGACTGGATGATAATGGTGATGTTTATTTAAACACAACATTTGGATCTGGATCATTTAATGGTGTTAAGGTTCTTGATGGAGAACTAAAAGAATTTGAACTAGCTGATTTTAAAATTGCGACATCAACATTTACCTTAGTAAAAGGTGGTACAGAACAGTCTAGCACTATCTTATACAGTAGTGCAACATCTAAAGGATGTAAAGTATCAGTCATATCAAAATCTAGTTCTGGAAAAAGATCTTTTTGTGAGTATTCAGTTATAGATAATGGTACTGACATTTTCCATAATGAATTTGGATCTTTGAATACTTCTGGAAATGATCAATTCTCAGCAGCATTTGATTTTACTGCTTCCACAGAACCCAGAATTACCGTAACTTTGACAAATGATCATGCTTCTAATGATGTTATTAACTTCACCGTACTAGTTCAGGAAATCAAGTAATGGCAACTAACTTATCAAATTTTGATTCTTTGGGTGGATTCTCTGTAGGAGAAACAACTCATATTGATGAAGGACATAATGCTATGTCTCTCAATTCAATTGAGATGAAGAATTTATTTTATGGAGATAGTAAAACAACCAATTATATTTTAAGAGGACTTAACACATCAACCTTACAATTAGATAATGTTGGAACTCAAATTACAATTGAAAGTAATACCGTTAATTTTATAACAGGACATTTTCTTGGCGTAAATCCTTCTGGCGTTATATTTACTGGAAAAATTGAGAGTGCAGTTTATTGTAGTCCTGCTGGAGCAACTCAAGTTCTATCAAGTATGCTTACTATCATCAAAGATGATATTCCAGATGCAGAATCATGGACTATAGAACCAACCACAGCAACAAATCGTTTTAGTTATTCCACTATTAGAACAGGTACGGTTCAAACAATTAAGTGGGCAGTATCAACAGAAGTTATCAGTATAACTTGGACTTGATGCTAAATACAAAGTAGGTAAAAAGTCAAAGGCACGGGAACACCATGAGTTTTCATATTAATTCCGATAAAGAGAAAATTAGAGGCGTAAACCCTAAGGTTATCGGTGATAATGAGACTACTATCCGAGTTGGTTCGGGAGCGAATGAACGAGAGGTTTTTAGAGCTGAACTAGATGTTCAGAGTGGATTGCCTCGTATTGGTATTAACAGAACTGGACAAAGAGTTAACAACATAGATGTTACTGCTGGTGGTAGTGGTTACAACCAAGCACCTACTGTTGTTATTTCAGCACCACCAGCTGGTGGACAACAGGCGTTAGCATCAGCGTTTATCTTTAATGGTGCAGTTGTTTCTATCGCAGTTAATGATCCAGGTAATGGTTATCTAACTGCTCCAACTGTCTCTTTTACTGGTGGTAATGGTGCAGGTGCTGCAGCAACCGCCGTTCTTGATACTGTTGACTTTGAACTTGATATTAATGGTGCTATCAGAACTTCTACATCTATCATTTCTGATACTGCAAGAATTTTAAACCTTGATATTGAAAACTTTGTTACTCCAGATTTAAACTTAAGAGCACCTAATCTTAAGACTTATATGAATGCCACTGGTACTCCATGGGCAGCTAATGTAATTGTA